TGCCGTGTTATTCATATTGTTGGATCAGTCTGACGGTGATGACTTCACAAATATACGCACCGGAAATTTCCCACTCTTCGGGAACGGATCTGAACGTCTGTTTACTAAAAGCAAATGAATATTAAAATCCGATTTCCATGACATCTGATGACATATAATGACATCTGATGAAGGGGCGGAACCATATCCGGGAACAATCATTTACTTTGCAGATGAAACAAGTACGCATATGGTGTCAAAGGTAGTCATCCTGTCTTGAAATTCAGGACGTTCCGCCGGGATTCACTAAATTGCGGAACGGAATCCGGATCCGAAAAGAGAATGAAACAGATGTCAAACCTGAAATTACAGTGATTATGGAAATAGTGAACATTGAGGCAAGGACCTTCGAGGCGATGCTCTCGGCCTTCCGGACGTTTGCGGACCGGCTGGACACCCTCTGCCGGCTGTACGGCGACATGGAGGAGAAGAAATGGCTGGACAACCAGGAGGTGTGCCTGCTGCTGAAGGTCAGCCCGAGAACCCTGCAGACCCTCCGTGACAACGGCACGCTGGCATACACACAGATCTGCCACAAGACATATTACAAGCCCGGGGACGTGGAAAGTATCATCCGGATAGTGGAGGAGCGCCGCAAGCGGGCTGAAAGTATGGGAAGGTCGATCTGAAAGGCCATGAAAAACGAATGTCGAACAAAAAAAAGATCAAGTCATGATGAATACCGATAACCGTCTGCTCACCCGTGAGAGCAGCGAGCATATAAGAGAGTTCTTCTCCACCGTCGAACGTCTCTCCGTTTCCATGGAGCGTCTCTTTGCCGGCAGGTCACCGGCGATGGCGGGCGAGAACTTCTATACGGACCGCGAACTGGCTGAAAAGCTGAAAGTGAGCCGCCGCAGCCTGCAACAGTACCGTGACAGCGGTCTGCTTGCCTTCACCCGGCTGGGCGGCAAGATACTGTACCGTTCTTCCGACATCGAGAAGCTGCTTGACGGCTGCTACCGGGAGGCGAGAACCAGGCCGGAGGAACTTTAGAAAAGTTCCGTACGGGATCGTGAATGAAGGGGCGGTCGGTTGTCATACCGGTCGCTCCTTCATTTTCTTTCCACCGGATGAACGACTTTAATTTGCTCGTAAAATACTTATACACAGAGTGTTTTTTTCTTTATGAATTATGATCCGGTGACAACATTGGCATAACATGGCGGGACATGGAAACATTTTTCCGATATGGCAATAAGATACGGGGATTCCATTATAAAAAAAGACTCTTATTTTATTATGTCATTATGTTATTCTGAAATTGGGGCGGGCCGTTCGTGTACCGGTGGGACGATCCGTTTCCGTAATGGCGGCACATTCCGTACTGGTATCATTATCCTCCGGCAATGCCGTTTCCCGGTCTTTTCGGAGTGACCTTATGCCGGCCGGTGACAACCGCATGTCCGTGTGTAAACATGGCGGCGCATAAAAACAGGCACATCCTCCGGGCTCCTGTCCCGTCGGATGCACCTGTCTCCGTCATGTCATATACAGCCGGACTCCTCCGGCCCATGCCTCTATCTGAGTATCGGATTCGAGAGCAGTATCTTGTAATAGGCCACTCCGCCAATCTCTACCGGCATCCTCGCCATCATGAACTGCACGCTCTTCCTCTCCACCTTCGCCTGCCGCATGAGCCTCTGCACGATAAACCCGGCCGAGAACCTTGCGCATCTTTTATCCTTCCAGACGATGAACCCCTCGCTGTCGTCGGCCCGGCAGATATACCAGTCACCCGTCTCGTCGTCGTGGGCGAAGTTCACCCGTCCGCCGCCGAGGATTCCCAATTCGATTGACATCGTCTTTGACAGATAGACGGTTCCCCTGCTGTCAAGGTTGATGGTCCGCTTTCCCTTGTATGTGACTTCCTGCGGACGGGAGTTTTCCCTGTTGTATACTATCAGTGCCATAATTGTCTTTCTTTTATCGGTTGAACTGTTTTCGTTTTTCAATACATGAAGCTTTCCACCGCCAGCATCTGACTTCTCCATGCGAAACCGCTGTGGGTACGTACCGCGTCCACTATCCTGCATACTTTCTGCGATATGGCCGATGCCGAGATACCCATGCATTCCGCCAGTGCCTTGAACGAGAACTGCGCCTCATAGAACCTGAGCATGAACATCCGGTACTCCTCGTAGGAGAACTTCTGCCTTACGAAACGCAGTATGTCTCTTACCAGCCGCTCGCACCCGTTCAGGTCGTCCTCGGAAAGGAATTTTGCCTCTTCGCCACATCGGAGGAAGAAATCATCTTCAGGGTGTGCATACCGATTCTCCCTTTTAATCTTTACCAGGGCCGCCTTTTTGTAGCATCCGATGAAATACGCGTCATAGTCCGTTATGTCCTTTCCGGGAACCAGCACCTGCCTTCTTACAAAAAGGTAGGTGTCATGGAAATTGTCCTCGTCCAGCATTCCGTACCGGCGTAACGTCCCTCTCAACCTGTCATAGGATGCAGTGAACCACTCGTTGAACAGTCTTTCCTTTTCTGCGCTCTTGTCTGCCATAGCTTTATATTTTTTTGAGTTATACATGGCCTACACGGGTAGGCATTCTTATTTCTTGTGCTTCCTCCAGTTTGTTTTTCGGCGGTCTCCGGCAAGGCTTGCCGTGAAAAAATACGCTCACGCGAAGCGTGAGGAAGATTTTTTCACGTGCAACCAGCCCGAAGGGCCGCCTTGCGGGACCGGCCTGAAAAACAACTATTTTTGCCGCAAGAAATGAGGATGATGGATTCCTTCCTTCTATCTATTGTCTGTCCGGTGAGAATTTAGATTCCATGCAGCTTTTCTGTCTTTGGTATGTTTGGAGAAATATTCAAGGATATGAAATGAGAACGGCAATACGTGATGTTGCGGAAGGAGCAGATATGGGATTGGAAACAGGAAGCGTGCCCGGGCTTTCATGCAGTTTATACGGCGGTGTTGATTTTGGGGAGGATTACAGGGAAGTGACAGGAAAGTCGGCCGTTCCGGAGAAATTGTATGTGTACGTTGTTCCTTCCGAAATACGGAGTCTTTTAAAATCATGGAAGACCTCATTCGGGAGTGTGTCTCGATATTTGCCTGAGACAAAATTATAAGTCGCCTATTCATGGATAAGTATTTGGAATATATCAACGACATGCTACGATGCAATAAAGAGAATCGGAACGGCAGACTGAAACTCGCAATCTGCTGATAATGCGGACTATTCTAAAACAAGTGTGGAAAACTTGAAGACATCCGACGGAAAACCTTGGAAAAAGAAGAACCGGACAAAGTCTCCGCCTTCAAAATAATGCTCTATTATGCCACAGGTGCGGCATTACTTGTCATTCCGGATTGGCTTCCCATGAAATCCACCGCCCGCCATCAAGAAAACGGCCGGTGCCATATGGCAGGTAATCGTAGCGACAGCCTGTCTTTGGAACCCGTTGTCACCCTAAAGGATTTTACTGATATATTATTATGTCAGTCCTTTTTCAAATCAAAATACAGCAAACGGGTTTTCAAAGGTTCATCTTGCGGAATATCATAATATTGCTTTTCTATCACGTCTGTTTTATAGAGTGGAACGAAACCGTTTCTTTCATAATACCTGAGAATCTTTTCCTCATTGTATGCATCCACCACGATAAAACGGCATCCTGTCTTGTTGTCCTCATGACGGAACCAGTCTTTTATGAAAGCCATCAGTTGCCGTCCTACGTGGCTTGATGTACCCTGATATTCCAGGTTGACCCCCAGTCTTCCTATCAGCACGGCCGGATAGCTGCGTCCACGTTTAGGATTTACAATATTGCGTTGCAGCCTGTTTTTATCATTGGGGGATATTAATCTGGTCTTGATACTGTCATTGGACAAGGTAAACAAGGCCACAATACGATGCGGGATTTCAGTCGTCACCCAACAATATGTTTTCCCAAGGAGTTCATCCGCATACAGATCGGCATCATTGAGAAAAAAATCATCAAGGTCATTCTCGCCACAAGTGAAAGGAAGGCAATTCCTCCGTACTTCCTTGTTATAGGCAAGCATGACACAATCATCATATAAAGAAATACCGTCCATTGCTGTTAATTGAACCGGAATGAACGGGATTTCTCCAATACTTTTCGCAACCGTTTCTTTGCCTCCACTGATAACCGGGGTGTTACCTTTGCGGCGTTCTTGTCTGCACTGCGTACGAAATCTTCCGCCGTAACGCCCTCCAAAACCGGAATGTTCTTGATAGTTATAGCCATAATATTATTTTTTGCAAAAATACAACTTTGTTGTTATACAGCCAAATAATAGCCCGTCTTCCACTCTTTTTTCCGGAATGTTCCTCCATATCCGGAAAAGTCTGTGTCACGCCACCCGTTGCGGTAAGCCGTTTTTCTCAAGGAAAGGGCAGGCAATACCGGCGGACGTGGATATGGGCAAAACAACCCGCATATGCAATGCAGAGGGAGCAGGAGAGCCTTCACCACAGCCGGAGAGAAAAGTGGTTTCATGCCGGGGTACGGCATGAAAAGGGGGCTCCCGGACAGTTCTTTTCCTTGTCGCACATGCACTACGTCGGTCGCAGTTTTCGCCTTCTGAATCCCTCTTACGTCCGTCCCTGCGCTTTCGGAGCGTTTTTCCGGCAGAAAATTTCGCCGTACGGAAATTTTCTGCCGGAAACCGAAGGGAAAACGCGGAGTCCCGCAGGGACGGACGAACTTTGATGAGGAAGGGGAAAATCATCCGTTTCATAAATACCATTTCCTCAGATGGCATCGCATATTTCCTTCTCCATCTTTTCCAGCTTATGGGACAGGATTTCCATGTCGCTGCTGATCTTCTGGTTGGTTATCCGGGCATATATCTGGGTGGTTTTCAAATCCGTATGCCCCAAAAGACGGCTTACGGTCTCGATGGGTACACCGTGCGAGAGCAGCACGGTGGTGGCGTTCGTATGCCGGGCCACATGGAACAGAACCCACAAAGCAACCGTCAGCAAACAAGTAACGACAAAACGCAACCCGTTTGAAATGAGCGGATTTTCACTATTCTGCCAAATACCGGAAACGCAAGGAAGTGCGGAATATTGAGCCATTTCAGTTACCAAGTCGTTAGCTGCCTGTTACCGAAGCAAGGATAGGTGACGCACGGAAAATGAAATTGTTGGACAGCCATTTCTTTTGCACTGATACGCAGTGTTCTGCAAATCAATGAACGCTTACATAGAAAGTAAATTTGCAAACAAAAAAATGTGAGCGTATGAAAATTGAAAAATTCAAGGTATTGCTCTACCTGAAAAAGAGTGGAACGGACAAGTTGGGCAAAGCCCCGATAATGGGACGAATTACGGTAAACCGCACGATGGCGCAGTTCGGATGCAAGCTGTCGTGCAAGCCGGAGTTGTGGAATGCACGGGAGAGCCGACTGGACGGCAAAAGCCGTGAGGCAGTAGAAACCAATGCCAAGCTAGACAAGCTGCTACTTGCCGTAAATCATGCTTTCGACACCCTGGTGGAACGCGGACAGGACTTTGACGCTACGGCGGTCAAGGAACTGTTCCAAGGCAGCATGGAAACACAGATGACACTGCTTAGAATGACTGACCGTATCTGTGAGGACTTGAAGGCACGTATCGGCATCGACCGTGCCAAAGGAACTTATCCCGGCTATTACTACATGAGAATGAGATTAGGCGAGTTCATCCAGTGGCAGTTCAAGACGAAAGATATTGCTTTCGGTCAGCTTACCGAGCAGTTCATCCATGACTACCAGAATTATGTGATGGACGTGAAGGGACTGGCGGTAGATACCGTGCGCCATTATCTCGCCATTTTGAAAAAGATATGTCGTATCGCCTACAAGGAGGGATACGCAGACAGGTGTTTCTTCGCCAATTTCACCCTTCCACAAAAGACAGAACGCACACCGAGGGCATTAAGCCGTGAGGACTTCGAGAAAATCCGCAATGTGGAAATACCTGCATGGCGCACCACGCATATCCTCGCCCGTGACCTTTTCCTGTTTGCCTGTTATACGGGAACCGCCTATGCCGATGCGGTGAGCGTTACCCGTGAGAATCTTTACACGGACGATGAGGGAAACCTCTGGCTGAAGTATCACAGGAAGAAAAACGAGCTTCGGGCAAGTGTCAGGCTGCTTCCCGAAGCACTTGCGCTGATAGAGAAATATCGTGATGACAGCAGACCGACACTTTTCCCGACGGTTCATTACCCCAACATGAAACGGCACATGAAAGCCCTTGCCGTCCTTGCCGGAGTGAATGGCGGCTTGTGCTATCATCAGGCAAGACATTCATTTGCCTCGCTGATTACACTGGAAGCCGGAGTACCGATTGAGACAATCAGCCGGATGCTGGGACATTCCGACATAACCACCACGCAAGTGTATGCCCGTGTCACTCCGAAAAAGCTGTTTGAGGACATGGACAAGTATATTGAAGCAACCAAGGACTTGAAGCTTGTCCTGTAATCATTAAAATCAGAAACTTAAAACATTACAATTATGCGCAGTACATTTTCCGTATTACCATACATCAACAGGAGTAAGGTAAAGGCAGACGGTACGACCGCCGTCCTGTGCCGCATCACCGTAGACGGTAAGAGTTCCACAATGGCGACAGGCATCTATTGCAGACCCGAAGACTGGAACAGCAAGACAGGCTCAATCCGTACCGTCCGTGAAAACAACCGCTTGCTGGAGTTCCGCAAGTCCGTTGAATTTGCCTATGAGGATTCATTGAAGAAGCAGAACGTAGTGAGTGCCGAGCTGCTCAAAAATACGCTGGCAAAGAAAGCCGTCATTCCGGTCAAACTGTTACAGATGGGCGAAATGGAACTTGAAAGGCTGCTTGTCCGCTCAAAGGAGATAAATTCTACTTCGACATACAGAAATTCAAAATATTATCAGAAGTATTTGACGGACTTTCTTGCTTCACAGGGAAAGAGTGATATAAATCTGGCTGAAATCACAGAAGAGTTCGGCAATTCCTATAAAGCTTTCCTGAAACGCTACAAGAACTTCGGACCGTCACAGATGAACAAGTGCCTGTGCTGGCTGAGTAAGCTGGTGTATCTTGCCGTTGATTATGAGATACTCCGTGCCAACCCGTTGGAAGACATGGAATACGAGAAGAAGCCCGCTCCGAGGCATAAGCACATCAGCCGTGCGGAGCTGAAGACCATCCTCGAAACACCGATGCCCGACCCCTTGCAGGAACTTGGGCGGAGGGCGTTCCTGTTCTCGATTTTTACGGGACTGGCATACGTGGACATCATGCTGCTCCATCCGCACCATATTGGCACGACATCGGACGGTAGGCGCTATATCCGTATCAACCGCAAGAAAACCAGCGTAGAGGCATTCATTCCCCTGCATCCGATAGCGGAACAGGTACTTGAACTTTACAACACAAAAGACGACACCAAGCCTGTATTTCCGCTTCCGAGCCGTGACGAGATGTGGTTTGAAATACACGAGATGGGGGTTGCCATCGGCAGGGAGGAAAACTTGTCCTATCATCAAGCCAGACACTCCTTCGGAACTTTTTTGATTTCGGAGGGTATCCCCATCGAGAGCATAGCCAAGATGATGGGGCACTCCGGCATAAAGACTACCCAACGGTACGCAGAAGTTACGGACAAGAAAATTTCAAAGGACATGGACAATCTTATGGCTGTCAGAAGATTATACGGAACAGGCGAATACAGGGAAAACAAGTTGTCAGCAAAAGACTAATGAGTATGGAACGAGGAATCATTACAATCAATGAAAAAGGAGTGGTCGCCATGCCGACCGCTCCCGTCTGGATGACACAGCAGGAAATGTCAGACCTATTTATGATATTCTGCTATGACATCCGCAAGGCTATCCGTGATATTTATAAGAATCATAAACTATTGGAAGAAACAACCATGTGCTACATCAGACAGGAAGACGGGACACGTTACGAGGTATACAGCCTTGAAATGGTCATAGCTCTTGCGTTCAGACTACGCAGCAGGGAATGTATGGCTTTCAGAATGTTTATTATGGAAAGGCTGTATGCGCCCAATCGGGAAAAGCCCATTCATTTGTTCTTTTCACTGTCCAAAACCAATCCACGATACAAATGTTAGTATTGTTTATATCTATAATGATAATAATGCAAGAAGCCGATGGCTAGGTAATTTACCTATCGCCATCTGCTTCTGTTTCTTTCATACTTTACAAAATTACGTTTCCGTTCGGTAGGCGTTCCGATAGCCGCCCATCACCAGCTTTTCAATGTCCGATTCCTTGTAGAGAATCTTGCCGCCTAACTGACAGTAAGATACCATCCCGTTGTTGCGGTAGTCCTGCAAGGTACGTCGGCTCACCTTGAGCCATGCCGACACCTCCTTGTCCGTCATAAAGCGTTCATTGCCGAATGAAGCCTTGCTTTTTTCGTTCATGTTTTCAATGCCGTCAAGCATGGTGTCCAATTGCTCCATGAAGCCGACAGCCCATTCATCGTTTGTCATAATCGTTTTGTTCATTTATTACAGTGGATTTAGTGGTACAATAAATTCAATTACATTCAGATGGTCTTTCCCCAACAGGCGGCATCCTTTCGTCTGTCTTCCACGAGCCGGACGATACGCAATACGTCCTCCAGATTGTAAAAAATCTTATGCCCGATTTGGGAGTAAGCCAGCGTACCGTTGTCGCGCAACGTCTGCAACGTCCTCGGACTGATGCGCAGCTGTTGGCAGACATCCTGATTGTCCATCCAGCGGCTGAGCCGTCCTTCCTCTCTCTTGCCGAGGATTTCATTCACCCGGTCGGAGAAGCGGTTGAACTTTCCGACCATTTCTTCAAATACGTCTTTCGAGATAATCACAAATTCATTCATTGCATATACTGTTTTTATTGTTGGTAATCCTGTTTGCCTGCAAAGTAAAGCCAATGCCAGCATCGGACAATGGCTTTACTACTGACTGGCAGCTTGTGGCTGCAAGTGGTAGGGATTGGCTTAATTCCATATTCCGCAACAGCCTTTCCGGTTGCCGACTGTACAAAGAAAAGCCAACTTCGGCAGATTCCAACCAACCCGCAGCATCGTGGCAGTATTTGGCACCGATGTGGTAGCCTGTGGCGTTTTTCGTTTTTATTGTGCTTTCACTAAGATTTCAGCATAAGTGAAGAACATTATGGTATCATTGGATATACAAATTGCCAATCATAACACACTTATTACTCAAATATACAACCTTATAGTTGTACTCCTCAGGTATTTATATTACCTTTGTATTCAAACAAGATAATCTTTCAATAAATACAATGACAAACAGAATGTATTGTGATGCCTTAGAAACCGTAAGATGCGCAGCTAAGCTTGGGCAGGACAACAAAGATTGGGTGAAGTACTCGCAACAGATTGCTACTACTATGTCCAAACGAATGGCGGAACTTAGTTTGACACAACAGATGCTTGCTGAAAGGATGAATTGCACCCAACAATATATTTCTAAAGTGTTGAAGGGGAAAAAGAATATGTCGCTGGAAACGATATGTAAGATAGAAAACGCATTGGGTATTGAGATTATCAAAAATCTGAACGGAAATAAATAACAAATAAAAGGCAGAGCAAAATATGTCAATACAAAGTGAAGCGGCATTGGAAGCCGGACTTATCGCTACACTTCAGCAAATGGATTATGAGTATATCCAAATTGCGGAAGAAGATAATCTTCAAGCAAATTTCAAACGGCAGTTGGAGATACACAACCGTAAACGATTGGCAGAACATGGTCGAACTGAATTTACGGCAGAGGAATTTGAAAAGATTCTTATCTATCTTGAAGGCGGTACGAGGTTTGAAAAGGCAAAGAAGCTCCGCGACCGTTATCCGCTTGACATGGCAGACGGCAAACGTATTTGGGTGGAATTTCTCAATCGTCAACAATGGTGTCAGAACGAGTTTCAGGTTTCCAATCAAATAACGGTGGAAGGTCGAAAAAAATGTCGCTACGATGTGACCATTCTTATAAATGGTCTGCCATTGGTGCAGATTGAATTGAAACGCCGTGGCGTGGAACTCAAACAAGCGTATAATCAGATACAACGTTATCACAAGACATCTTTTCACGGATTATTTGACTACATTCAGTTGTTCATTATTTCCAACGGCGTAAATACCCGTTACTTTGCCAATAACCCGAACAGCGGTTATAAATTCACGTTCAACTGGACGGATGCAGCCAATGTGCCGTTCAATGAACTAGATAAATTTACTGCCGCTTTTTTAGAGAAATGCACTTTAGGTAAAATCATTGGCAAATATATCGTATTGCATGAAGGCGACAAATGCCTGATGGTACTCCGTCCGTATCAATTCTATGCCGTAGAAAAGATATTGGACAAGGTAAAGAACTCCAATGACAACGGTTATATATGGCATACGACTGGAGCAGGAAAGACTTTAACCTCGTTCAAGGCTGCACAACTCGTTTCCGAACTGAACGATGTAGATAAGGTCATGTTTGTGGTTGACCGCCACGACCTTGATACACAAACCCAGTTGGAATATGAAGCCTTTGAACCAGGCGCAGTGGATGGTACGGATAACACGGATGAACTTGTAAAGCGGTTGCACAGCAACTCCAAGATAATCATCACTACGATTCAAAAGCTCAATGCTGCCGTCAGTAAGACGTGGTACAGCAACAAGATAGAATCCATACGTCACTCACGTATTGTAATGATATTTGATGAGTGTCACAGAAGTCACTTTGGGGAAAGCCACAAAAGAATAATGAAATTCTTTGATAATGCCCAAGTGTTCGGATTCACAGGTACGCCTATCTTCACGGAAAATGCTGTGGACGGGCATACCACCAAAGAAATATTTGGCAATTGCCTGCACCAATATCTTATCAAGGATGCCATTGCCGATGAAAATGTACTGGGATTCCTTGTAGAATATTATCATGGGAACGAGAATGTAGAAGCGGGTAATGCTAACCGAATGGAGGAAATAGCCAAATTCATCCTTAATAATTTCAATAAGTCAACTTTTGACGGTGAGTTTGACGCCCTGTTTGCCGTGCAGTCTGTGCCGATGCTTATACGTTATTACAAGATATTCAAGTCTCTGAATCCGAAAATACGTATCGGTGCGGTGTTCACATACGCTGCCAACAGTAGCCAAGATGATGAACAGACAGGAATGAATACAGGACAGTATGTCAGTGAAAGTACAGGTGAAGCAGACGAGCTTCAAGCCATCATGGATGACTACAATGAAATGTTTGGCACAGCATATACTACCGAAAATTTCCGAGCCTATTACGATGACATCAATGAACGCATGAAAAAGAAGAAAGCGGGCATGAAGCCGCTTGACCTCTGCCTTGTCGTGGGTATGTTCCTTACAGGTTTCGATAGCAAAAAGCTAAACACACTTTATGTAGATAAGAACTTGGAGTATCACGGTCTGTTGCAAGCCTTTAGTCGTACTAACCGTATTTTGAACGAGAAAAAGCGGTTTGGCAAGATTATATGTTTCCGTGATTTGAAAAGCAATGTTGATACAGCCATCCGGTTATTCAGCAATTCCAATAATCCGGAAGAAATAGTACGCCCTACGTATGAGGAGGTAAAAAAGGAATACCAACAGTTAGCCACGGACTTCTTACAGAAATACCCGGAACCAAGCAGCATAGATTTGTTGCAAAGTGAAAAGGATAAGAAAGATTTTGTATTGGCTTTCCGCGACATTATCCGCAAACACGCAGAAATTCAAATATATGAGGATTATAGTGATGAAGCGAACGACCTTGGTATGACAGAACAACAATTTATGGATTTCCGAAGCAAGTACCTTGACATTCACGATACATTTGCCTTAATTGACCCTGTCCCGCCTACAAAGCCGGGGGATGATGAAACACCAAGTGATGAAAGGCTGGAAGATGTGGACTTCTGTCTTGAACTCCTGCACAGCGACATCATCAATGTGGCTTATATTCTTGAACTGATTGCCAATCTTAACCCATATAGTAACGATTACGCAGAACGGCGCAAGAGTATCATTGATACCATGATAAAAGATGCCGAAATGCGCAACAAAGCGAAACTTATTGATGGTTTCATTCAAAAGAATGTGGATGAAGACAAGGAGAACTTCATGTTGCAACGGCAGAAGGCAGATGGTACAAGTGAACTCGAAGAACGATTGAATAGGTATATCTCATTAGAGCGAGAAAAGGCAGTAAACTCATTGGCGCAAGATGAAGGGCTTTCTTCTGATGTGTTTGACCATTATCTGAAAGAATATGATTACCTGCAAAAAGAACAGCCTGAAATCATACAAAAGGCATTGAAAGAGAAGCACCTCGGTCTGATAAAGACACGTAAAGCTCTGACACGGATAATGGATAGACTACGTAACATTATCAGAACTTTTAATTGGGATTAAGATTATGGATAAGATAAAAGAACCGGGTTATGTATATATCCTAACGAATCCAAGTTTTCGTGAGGATTGGGTTAAGATTGGTAAAAGCGCACGTCCTGTTGATGTGCGCTCAAAGGAACTCGATAATACAGCCGTACCTTTGCCTTTTGAAATATATGCTACAATCAGAACTATAAAATACAATGAGGTAGAAAAACTCGTACATGAGTTAATAGATAGTCTTACAGATTTTCGCATCCGTCGAAATAGAGAATTTTTCAATGTCAATCCGCAAAGGGCACTAGAAATATTTAAAAAGATAGCACTAACTATAGACGATGCAGTTATAACTGAATATACTGATAACAAGCTTATTCCTAATAATAGTGGTTCGGCCGTTTATCAAGATAGCGCACATAACAAAGGCAAGGATTACACAAAATACTCCCTTAATGGGAATGGTGTTTTTGGCAAAGGTAAATTGGCTTTAGAGATTATACGTTGTTATGTCCAAGAAAATCAAGTCTGCTATCAGGATTTGTTTGCCATATTACCTAAGAAATTGATTAAAACGGTTAAAGAGGTTGATGATTGGAAACGGCTAACAGAAGACAAGAAGAAAGATACAAGATGGTTTGAACATGATGTACTTGAGAGCTGCGATGGTGTCAAATTTCTCGTATCAACTCAACATGGCAAAAATAATATAGACAAGATATTTGAGCTTGCGAATAAATTTGGATATGAAATTAAAGAACTAAAATAGATATGAGCGAAGAATTACAACAAAAACTCCGTGACCAACTTTGGGAGGTAGCCAATAAGTTGCGTGGCAATATGTCAGCCAGTGATTTCATGTATTTCACATTAGGCTTCATTTTCTACAAATACCTGTCTGAAAAGATAGAGGCATACGCCAATAATGCTTTGGTGGATGACGATATATCATTCAAAGACTTGTGGAATATGGAGGATGAAGATGCCGTTGAACTACAAGAGGAACTGAAAAAGCAATGTCTGGAGGGTGTCGGTTACTTCATAGAACCGACTTACTTGTTTTCATCGGTAATAGACAGGATTAAAAGGGAAGAGAATATATTGCCAATACTTGAACGGTCGCTGAAACGTATTGAGGATAGTACATTGGGACATGACAGCGAGGAAGATTTTGGCGGTCTGTTCTCTGATATTGACCTTGCTTCACCAAAGTTGGGTAAGACGGCAGATGACAAGAATACGCTTGTCAGCAACGTCTTGTTGGCTTTGGACGATATAAAGTTTGGGGTAGAAGCCTCTAATGAGATTGATATTCTTGGCGATGCTTACGAATATATGATTGGGCAATTTGCAGCAGGAGCCGGGAAAAAAGCCGGAGAGTTCTATACTCCGCAAGAAGTCAGCCAGATTTTGGCTGAAATTGTTTTTATCGGTCGCACACGGCTTCGCAATGTGTATGACCCGACTTGCGGTAGTGGCTCGTTGCTTCTCCGCGCAGCAAAGGTAGGTCATGCAGTGGACATTTATGGACAAGAGAAGAATCCGACCACTTACAACCTTGCCAGAATGAATATGCTGTTGCACGGCATCAGATTCAATAACTTCAAGATAGAAAACGGTGATACGCTGGAGTGGGACGCATTTGGCGATACGCAGTTTGATGCAGTCGTGGCTAATCCTCCGTTCTCCGCAGAATGGAGTGCAGCTGACAAATTCAACAATGATGACCGTTTCAGCAAGGCTGGACGACTTGCACCGAAAAAGACAGCCGACTATGCTTTTATCCTGCACATGATTTACCACTTGAATGAGGGTGGAACAATGGCTTGTGTGGCTCCTCATGGTGTGCTGTTCCGTGGTAATGCCGAAGGTGTAATCCGTCGTTTCCTCATCGAAAAGAAAAACTATATTGATGCCATTATCGGTTTGCCTGCCAATATTTTCTATGGCACAAGCATACCGACTTGTATCCTTGTCTTTAAGAAATGCCGCAAGGAGGATGACAATATTCTGTTCATTGATGCAAGCAAGGAGTTTGAAAAGGTAAAGACTCAAAACAAACTTCGTCCGCAGCATATACAGAAAATTGTCGAAACCTATCGTGACCGCAAGGAAATAGAAAAGTATAGCCATCTTGCCACATTGCAGGAAGTCGCTGACAACGATTATAATCTGAATATTCCCCGATATGTTGATACCTTTGAAGAAGAAGCACCTATCGACATCAAGGCTGTAATGGCAGAAATTAAAGAACTTGAAGCCAAACGTGCCGAATTGGATAAGGAGATAGAGGGGTATTTGAAAGAGTTGGGGCTGGTTGAATAAAAGGAAGTGTAATGGCAAAGCGGTTTGAAATAAGAAACAGTACGGCAGAGTTCCTTATCTTCGCCATTGAAGGTAAGGAAGATGGCATACAAGTGGTGTATCAGAATGAAACTGTCTGGTGTACGCAAAAAGCTATGGCAATCTTATTTGATTGTTCTACCGACAATATAGGTTTACATTTAAAGAACATATATGCCAGTCAGGAGTTGCAGAAAGATGCAACTACCGAGTTTTTCTCGGTAGTTCAAATGGAGGGTGAGCGTCAGGTAAATAGAAAAACGTTGTTTTACAACTTGGATGCCATTATCTCTGTGGGTTATCGTGTAAACAGTATCAGGGCTACACAATTCCGCCAGTGGTGTACCTCTGTCATTCGCCAGTTCTCTATCCGTGGCTATGTGATAGACAAGAAACGTATGGAAAACGGCTCATTTATTGGCGAGGACTATTTCGAGCATTTATTGGCAGAAATCCGTGAAATCCGCCTTAGCGAACGTCGTTTCTATCAAAAACTTACGGATATTTATTCTACAGCCATTGATTACAATCGTGATGCACCTACCACACGGTTATTTTTCAAAAAAGTACAGAACAAAATGCACTATGCAGTACACGGTCAGACAGCCGCAGAACTAATTGTAAATAGAGCCAATGCTGAAAAAGAACACATGGGACTGACTACGTGGGAGAATGCTCCTGACGGGAAAATAGTCAAGACCGATGTAAGTATTGCCAAGAACTATCTGAAAGGTATAGAGTTGGAAGATATGGGACGTTTGGTCAATGCCGTGTTGGATATGGCTGAGCGTATGGCGAAGCGTCATATACCTATGACAATGGAGGACTGGGCAAAACGTATTGACATCATTCTTGAAGCCGGTGGCGATGCAGTCCTTCCAGATGCAGGTAAGGTTACGGCAGAATTCGCCAAGAAATTTGCCGAAACCGAATTTGAGAAATACCGCGTCATTCAAGACCGTTTGTTTAGCTCGGATTTCGACCGTTTTAATGATGGTGACAACTTGTTGCCATTTGATATTAACCCTGATAATGAATAGTGACTATGACAAATAATAACGATAAAAAAGTCCTCAATGTTCCAAATCTGAGATTCCCGGAGTTTACGGAGGAATGGGGAAAGTGTAAAGTGTCAGACTTGTTAGATATCTACTCAACCAATTCGCTTAGTTGGGAGCAACTGGAATATGACACTAATGCCATAATGAATTTACATTATGGACTTATTCACGTGGGACTTCCAACTATGGTAAATTTGACAAAAGACAAATTGCCTAATATAAAAGAGGGCAACATGCCCAAGAACTTTGAATTGTGCAAAGAGGGCGATGTGGCTTTTGCAGATGCTTCGGAAGATACAAATGAGGTAGCCAAGACTGTTGAGTTCTTTAACCTTGCAGGGAAAGACATCGTTTGTGGATTACATACAATTCATGGACGAGACAATAAGAACAGAACTGTTATAGGCTACAAAGGATATGCGTTTTCATCTACTGCATTTCATAATCAGATAAGACGAATAGCCCAAGGAACGAAGATTTACTCAATTAGTTCTAAGAATTTTTCTGAGTGTTATATCGGATTACCATCAAAACCGGAACAGACTAAAATTGCGACTTTACTTCGCCTTATTGATGAACGAATCATTACCCAAAACAAAATCATTGAGAAACTACAATCCTTAATTAAGGGAATTGCACAGCATTGCATTAAAG